TTTTCTTTGTGGTTTGATTACCAAATGATACATTGTCTTTTCTCTCTAGACTCAATGATAATGTATTATTTTCTTGGTCTAGGCGATACTGTTCTTGTTCTATGATAGGAGGAAGATGCGGAGCCCGCAGAGAGTAGATTTTTGCTGCCAGCGGATTATTCAGACCTCTAATGATAGCGGTATCCGAATACTTTTTGAGTAATTTATGTGCTGATGCAATCTGGTCCTTGTAATATCTTTCCCATTCCTTACTGATCCAGAAACGATAGTGTAAATCTTTTTTCTGTGTCTTAGCTTTTTTCTCACATATAATTTCTGTTATATATTGTGCTGCTGAGACAGTTTTGCCATTTGAATACTTCGATGGATATTTTTTATCGGACATACTAACTACGGGGCTTAAATATATAAGTCTCTGATGTTTTGGGATTAGGCTTCATTGTCTTATAGGCTTCGTCTAAAACCTGAGAAGCAGCCTCTGTCATAATACTAACAGTATTGCTTTTCTTTCCAGATGTTTGTCTAATCATCAGGTTTTTTGTTTTATCTTTTTTGGCTGGTGATGTTTTTTCAGCATCATCAACAGGCAAGGTTTTTATAAACTTGTTGACTTGATCAATTGGTATTTTTAATTCTGTAGCAATTTTTTTAGCATCTATATTCTTACTATGTAGATAAGATATGGCATACTCTTTTGTTTTTGATAATTTAGCCATTATGTGAGTTCCCTTTCGGCATTATTAAGCCATGCAATATTTTTAGTGGATAGGAATGAGGTATATAGGTCAAAGACTTTTTGATTGACTTCTTTAAATTCCCATGCTTTTTTACCTATCTTAGCATTAAACTTATTGTTCGTTCCTTCACTAAACATACCAATAGGATTATATATACGTCCATAAGCGCCAACTTTAATGTAGTATCTTAATGGATGATTATCTGTTTGTATGCTTTTTGCTACAACATTTGGAGTCTCGGTATTTGATCGTGGTCGATTTTTATCATCCACATAATCATGATCCCCTAGTACAGTAAAGTATTCATACTGTTTGGTTGTTGTATTGGCTCCGGCCTGTTGAAAAATAAAATCTTTTATGTCGGCCATTGTACTTTTTTCCCTTTCTTCATTCTGGTCATACCCTTTGGTAATGGTTTCTCTTCGACTTTTTCTTCTTTATATGAATTATGTTTCACATAAAGTTCTGTTTTTTGATCATCGCTCATTCTGTCTCTATTACGATTCGCTAGATCTCCTAAAGTTTTTAGTTCGCTATCAGATTTCTTTACTGATGCTGCGAGTGTTTTTAGGTCTCGATAATCTCTACTAACAGTTTTGGATTTTTTGCAATGTGGACACTCTGGGTGTTCTGAATAATCTTTAATCAAACTAAACAGTTCAAAAGTATTATTACATCCATCGCAAATATATGAATATGTAGGCATTTTAGTAATATGACTCTGGTAAATAAAGCAACCATTCCTCTGGAATGCTCTGTCTTATCTTAAGCAGATGGTGGGACACCGGCAAGTACTTTGAATTCTTTTTGGGCGATATAGGCAAGTTTGTCAATGGCATATTAGCTTGTTTTGGCGTCCTACTACCCTTTTTCCTGTTACAGTCTACGCAGGCTGTAACGATATTGGTCCAAGAGGTTGGAGATCCATTATTATATGACCATATAGATTTTGGGATAACATGATCATATGTTAAACTATTTATGTCACACTTAAGATTACAATATTGGCATGTATAATTATCTCGGATAAATAAATTTTTTCTAGAAAATTTGACTTTGTAATCATTGATTCTATAATACTTTGATGTTTTGGCCACCGCTGGAACCGGAAACTTTTTATTCTGGCATCCGATGATCCAGTCGTTTTTATAAAAGTCTATGATTTCAATACCAATAGCAGCATCGTAGTCATGCTTAATAGACCATACTAAAGCTTTTTTCCAGCTTATAATTGTTAATGGTGTAAAATCAGCATTCAATACTAGACATTTACTGTTTTTTGAATCCATTTTCGTAACTATCAAGGCGTCCTAAGATTTTTGCTATAATAGGATTTCTAACTATATCAGAAGATTCTAGTTTAGAATGACCTATTCCCTCCAAACCGTCTAGAGCATTAATAAGATCTATAAATCCGCCCTGTAGATGTCTACTTAAATCTGACTGACCAACGTCACCCGTGAGCACTAATTTACTCTCTGTGCCGACTCTTGTCAATAACATTTTTAACTGTTCGTAGGATGCATTTTGGCACTCATCAGCAACGATAAAAGCATTATGAAAGTTACGACCTCTCATTAAACCAAGGGGCACAACCTCAATTTTATTGTTTAGTTTTAAGGTAGCATACTGTGCGTGTGATATAAAGTGATTGATCTCATCTATAATAGGTAACAAGTAAGGATGTAGTTTTTCTTCTGCTGTTCCTGGTAAGTAACCAATTTTTTCTCCAGCTTCTAAAACCGGTCTAGTGATAATAATCCTATTAACTTTATTCTCTAATAAGTACTCTAAAGCCATACCTATAGCGATATGTGTTTTACCACTACCGGCCAATCCTTG